TTAGCATTCTCAATCACTGAGGAAGCAATCGAAGATAACCTATACGATCGATTAGCAGGAAGATACACAAGAGCTCTTGCTAGATCTATGGCAAATACGAAGCAAGTTAAAGCTGCAAACGTATTGAACAACGCGCAAGTAACTACTGTTACTGGTGGTGACGGAGTATCATTAATTAATGCTTCACACCCATTAGCTACAGGTGGTACTTTCTCAAATGTTCTTGCAACTGCTGCAGACCTTAACGAAACTTCACTTGAACAGTCATTGATTGACATTGCAGGATTTGTAGACGAAAGAGGTCTAAAAATTGCTGCTTCCGGTAGAAAAATGATAATTCCAAAAGAATTACAATTTACTGCTGAGAGAATCATGAAGTCTCCAATGAGAGTTGGAACTGCAGATAATGACATCAATGCTATCGCAAACATGGGTATGGTACCAGAAGGTTACAGAATTAATAACTTCTTAACTGATACTGATTCATACTTCTTGATGACTGATATACCTAACGGATTAAAAATGTTCGTTAGATCACCAATCAAAACTGCGATGGAAGGTGACTTCGATACTGGTAACATGAGATTTAAAGCTAGAGAAAGATACTCTTTTGGATTTTCTGATCCAAGATGTATTTTTGGTAACGGAAATTTACCAACTAGTTAATAGATACTAATCAGTATTTACAATTAGGGGCGGTGTTTTACATCGCCCCTTTTTTTATGTATAATATAACCACCTAGATTATAAATAACTTGTAGACTGGCTAGGCAGACGGTATAGAGGCTACAGGTTCAAAGCTATACATAGGAGGATATTATGGCAAACACTACATTTTCGGGACCGGTTCGATCGGAAGCGGGATTCCAACATGTAACAAAAAATGCAACGACA